ACTAATGATTGACTTAGCCTTTAAATCTTTTATTGTTATAAATAATGCCTTCTGACTCATATTATACGTATTTTAAGTTATATTTATTAGACCTAATCCCTATAATCATTCTTGAAATATAAGGTTGGCTTAAACCTAAAAAAGAAGCACATTCAGATATAGTGTCGAATTTCATATCTAAAAGCTCAGAGTAAACCCCTCTTGCTCTTGGATTTCCTTTGCCACTGTATTTTTTAGACATTCTCTCTCTTCTTTCCTTTGTAAATATACTTCCAACTGCACCTTCACCACCATCTGTCATATTAGATAACGTACCTGTATTATTATTAATCCTACCATATAATGCAATTAATTCTGACTCCTTTTTCATAGCATCCTCTCTATTCTCATATTCAAATAAAATCTCCACAAAATAACCTGTTTTACTTACTATCCTATTCCATATAGAGTTTCTTTCGTGTTTAGTATTAGCTCGATACTTACTTCCAATCCCTATATAGAATGGCTGATTTTTGTCTTTTCTTATATGTCTATAAACCACTGTCATATCCTAATATTTTTCTTATTTTTGATAATAAATTTGGATAACCACCTCTATCTATCATATCTATAGGTCTAATAGGTGCTTCGTTAGGGTTATTAGGTTCTGCCAACCCATTCTTATAAGCACTATCAGCACTTACCCTACCACCTTTTTTCTTATAGACTTGTAACTCCCAATAGTGGTGACAATTCTTACCGCCTTTAAATTTTAGTAAACTATAGTTTTGCTTATTGTGTCCTAACTCCTTATTTACACCTCTAAAAGACATCATATTAATATCCTCTTTTCTAAACACCACTTTACTGCTTGTAAGTGATTCCATCTTCTTACAAAAGTTTCTACTACCAACAGACTTTCTAACTGGCATATAAGCATACCTTATCTTGTATGTTTCATTGTCCTCTTTTGACTTAGAATCAGAATACTTGATTTCAGCCATTTTAACGCTATCTTTTCCATCTTCATATACTTCACTATGGACAAGTTCCCAATCTTCGCTTAAAACCTCTCCTAAGCCTTCTAATTGGTCTATCATATCATCTCCTTCTTCATCTGAAAAGTCCTCTGCTAAATCTGATGATAATTTCTCTCCTGTTTCTTCCTCTCGTCTAATCTTAGTTGCTATGTTATCTAATTCAGTAAATTCTATAGGTTGAAGTGTTATGAAGTATAATTCTTGGTGGATGTTATTAAACAAAAGAATATCTTTTAATCCTGCTAATATCTCATCTTGAATAGGTCTAATAATAACATTATCCATAAGAACACTCGCTGTGCGAAGTTCCTCTGCATTGTTACCAAAACCTGTATTATCTTTAATACCTAATAAGATAGGAGATACAATTCCATGTCCTAACATTATCTTCTCTCTTGCTTCATCAGATAAGAATTGGTATTGTGCGTGTGCATCTGGCAAATGAATAGGTTCTATATCAGCTTTAGTTTCAACACTATCATTAAACGCTATAATTGCTCTACCACTATTTGAACTACCACTAAACTTTTCATTAATCTTATTCTCAATTAAAGATTGTGTTTCCTCGTTAGGTACTCCATTATTAAAGTTGATAAATAATGATGGCTGTAGTCCGTTCTGGATGTTAGAGATATGGTAGTTTGAAACCTCACACTCTAATTCAGCATATTGTAAGCATCCATGATAATCAGCAGGTGCGTAGTAATAAAATCCACTTCTATAAGGTTTAAAGATGTAAAGCTCTGTTAATTGACTTTTACTACCATTCCCAAATGTAGGAATAACTTTAGTTTTATCATTATGTTTTTTATCTTTCCATTTAGGATGATAATGATACGACTTAATAACACCATTAGTAGCTTTAGACGCTCTAAGTGTTTCCATAGGAAAGTGCGATACTTTAAGTATTTTGGTTTTATCACTATTATAGTTTAATTGTAAAGCACCCTCTCCTAACAGCTTGTAATCATTAACAAGTTTCTTTACCTCTCTTGGTCTAAGTAACTTCTTCATTTTTACATAATCTTCTGGGAATAAATCTGAATTAGTAGATTCCAATCCTCTACCATAAACCATATCTATAATACCATTAATACAGCGTGCATTGGTAGGACTATCTAAATACCTGTCAATTAACTTGTCAAAGTAATCATTGTTCTCCCCAAAAGAAACATACTCTTTGTTATATTCCTCTTTAATTATAGGTGTTTGGTATGAAGATAAATTGATTACCCTAATACTATTCTTATACTCTTTTACTTTATCACTCATCTAAATAATGTATGTGTTATCGTCTGTTTCATCGTATGGTATATAGTTTGGTATAGACACTTCGTGTTTAATTGTGTAATCGCTTTGAGCAGTTACATACACCTTGTCTCTATACCATAAAGAACCATTATTTGTTATTTCTAAATAATATGTTTCATTCTCTGTTAAGATATTACTCGCTATTGTTAGGTTGGTATAATAACCACCATCAGAACTTAGTGTTGGATATATTGTTTCCGTTGCCTTATCCCCATCTCTTGTTAATACTAATTCAATATCAGTACCAGCAATAACACCAAAAGAACTTAATTCTGTTCTTGGCATTATACTTATTATTTGTGCTGTGTTTACAGGTAATAATACTATCATAATAAGATAACTAAAAAAAATATTTTTGTTTTATTTAAAGAAAAACCCCACCAAAAGGCAGGGTTAATCAGAGAAAAAATTAAAGAAATATTATACTCCTTCTGTAACATTAACCCCTGCGTTAAGCAATGGTCCAAGAATGAAGTTAGCAGGAACTTTCTCCATACCTGTAAAGGTTAATGTGTAACCACTTGTATCACTCATAGAACCACCTGTAACAATAGTACCACCTGTAACATCCATACCATATTCAAGGCCTGCTAACAAAAAGTTACCATTATTATCTTCAATTATGATGTGAGGTCTTCCATAAGATAACAACTTAATTGTTTTATGGTCTTCCTTGGTTAATTTTTTTAATTGTAATTCTAATACCTGCTCAAAAGCAGTTGTTCCATTCTCTCTACTTGATTGAATGTTCTCTGTGTACGTTGAAGCACCTCTTACCTCAAATTTGTAAGCATCAACAGCAGCACCCACTACTGATATCATATCCGTATCTGTAACGTCATACGTTATTCCACTACTTGGTATATCTCCGTAGTTTACAAAATAAACTGCGTTAATACCACCAACACTATCTTTACAAGGTTCTAATCTACCTAATGCAATATCACAAGCCATATCTTTTTATTTGTTTTATAGTAAAAAAGGGTAAGTAGATATTATTTCTCTACCTACCCTTTTTACATTAATTATTATTTATTATTAGTTAGCAGCGTTGGTGATTCCGTAAGTTACGATATCTTCAACAACTCCATATTGAACACCTGCTGTGTATCTCATAATTACTCTAAGGTTTTTAGAACCATCTAAGTCAGCCATGTCTAAGATACGAACTTCTGTGTGGTCAGATAACAATCCTGTACCAAACCATAAGTTAGATTTTTCAGCAGCAATCATTGTGTTATCAGATAATCCATTAGCCATAAATAATTTTATACCATCAAACCATTGGATATTGATATCTTGGTTGTTTCCTTGTGCCATATAACCATTAGCACCTTGACCATTAGATTGGAAACCTCCTAAAGAACGTTTGTATGCTCTAAATACGTTTTGAGAAACGTAGATGTATAGGTCATCGCTTCCATATAAAGCAGAAGGAATAGCGTCAGCAACTTTTCCTAACTCTGTCACTACGTTTGCAGCAGTTACAGTTGTTCCTGCAACCTCTTGTGCAGCAGGTAAATTAGCATCAACAGTTAATAAAGCTTCAAAACCATCAAAATCTCCTGCTCCATCAGCACCTTGCCAAATTGAAGTTTCAGTTGCAGCAGCAACCTTAGCAGCTACATATTGGATAATGTAGTCTTGGATGTTTTTAGGCATATTGTCAAATGCAGAGTAACCCATTTTTACTCCATCCCAATCATTTACCCAATCTAATTTACATAATTCTAAGTTTACTTGTAACTCTTTTGGAGTAAGTAATCTTTCAGTAGATGTAATTGTAGAAGTATCTGTAAAATCACAGGTTGCGTCTTTTACGATTCCATCAGTTTCTAATCTTCTAACAACTTCTTGATACTTAACATTTGGTCTGAAAGTCAAACCACCGTTAGCTAAAGTGTTACCAGATAATAACGCAGCAGAGATAATCTTTCCTTTGTTTTCCCCTGCGTATGTAGTTGTTATACTTGTTGTAGTAGCCATTTTATTATTTATTTTTATTTATTAATTATTTATCATTCTGTTAACACGCTCTGCAATAGTCATTGGTCTGTTTGCGAAAGCTAAATTTGTAGGTTGTTTCTCCACATTCTCTGGAGAGTGAACTACCTCGTCAGTTACTTCTTCTGCCAATTCTTGCTTAGAAAGTTCTTGTGGAACTTCTTTTTGCCCCTTAGGGGTGTTGTCCTCTATTAATGCTTTAATCATTGATAGTAACTCATTCTTTACTGCTGATAACTCATCTGATGTAGCATAAACAGTAGTAACCTCTTTTTCTTCCACTTCCTTAACTTCTTTAACAGGCTCATCAGCTAATTCAACATTAGTTTCTTCAACTTGCTCTACCACTTCTTCGGTAGCACTTGCTTCAACAACTTCTGATTCTTTAACTTCAATGTCTGCAACATCTGTCTTAGATAAGTGTAAAAGATTTTTAATCTTCTCTACGATTTCTGTATTTTTCATAATTTACATTTATATTAATATAACCACGCACATTTTTTGTGTCGTATTTTAACTACTTGATTTTCCACCTATAGAGCCAATTCCTTGACTCCAATAGTAAGGCTGTTTACATTTACTTTTTTTACACTCGTTTATAGTGTATGTATTCTTACATTTACAGTATTTCGCTCTTTCTGCCATAATTAATATCCTTGTATTTTACTGATGAAAAATATAATATCCCAAACTACAGCAGTACCTCCATTAGCAGTTATTACCCATTGACTACCATTTGATACAAATGTTGAATCTGCGTAGT